TGTGATAATCTGCCAACCTCGGCTTATTGTTAGTGCATTTAAAGCAGCCACAACATCGCCAATTCCTGTTGGTGCTTCTGGTTTCTCTACCGGAACTGTCATTACCTTAACCTTTTTTGTTTTTTTATCTTTTACCATAAATTATAATTCTATTTTGGCATTCCACTTGTCACGCCAGGATTCCCCGGCATAGATTCCATTGGTTTGTTTTGCATTTCTCCTTGAACTTCTGGTCTATTACCACGAGTCAGATCCAATTCCGGATTAACCCTCTTTACCATCATTGCTTTTTTATGTGCTTCAATATGGGCATATTTTTGTGGGGTGTCAGCTGCCTTATTATGCATCTCCATATGAATAAAATCATCATCGTAAATCTGAACCATTACAATTTCATTTTTATCCAATTTCTCATTTTCTGTTTCTGCGGTCATCTCATCAATATTGAGAGGCAGTATCTGTTCAACCTCTTCTTTCCTAAATCCTGATAATCTACCAATCTTTCTCAAGGCAAAACGAATATTTGAATTTTGTGGATCAGTTGCTAAAACATCTCTAAAGAATAAGCGATATTGTTGTAATTCATTAAACTTGCGAGCATCACTAATGGCCTTGCTCTCAATTTTTATATCAGGATCAGTATTAGCGACAATATTCTCTCGTGTAAGCGCTCTCCATTTTGGCCCCATTGCACCTGAAATTCTGATAATCTTTTCGTCAATATCTTTTACAAAGTTCTTTTTATAAAGAGAATACCACTGCTTCCAGAATCTTTTATCAGACCAACCGAATATCTTAGCAGAAAGTGAATACCTGGTATCAACTTTTTGAGCCACTAAATTAAGTTCTGTTGCTGTGCGCCTCTCTTCTGATTGAACACCCTGTTGAAGTTCCGGAGTTGCTGTCGCCCTCTGGCTAGCACCATCCAAGACCTCTAAAATCCAATTAGCTTCTGCATTTGCGGTTCGCCTTTGAACTTGTGCAATCGCCCCTTCTGTGCTTCCATCAACAGCAATGTGTTTATTAAATTTAACATTAAGATCTGCCCTATTTTTAATCTTATTACTGTCATAAAGTAGAGTAGGTTCTAAATCAAGTTTTATTCCTTTCAAGGATAAATTCTGCACTACACTTCTGCCTCTCTGTTTATCCTCACATAAATCAGGAATACTAACACCATCCCAATTATGGGATATTGGATAAATAGAACGATCAATAATTGGCCAGAAGTCTTGCTCTTTAAGTTCGGTAAAACGAACAACCTTTTTACATTCATCCCCTAAGGTAACCAAAACCTTTTTACCTTTCCAATATGTAAACCATTCTAAAAGACGGTGACTTCCGTTTTCACCGGTAAGACTCATCCATTTAGCTACATCTGCCGTTCCTTGTGCCTCTGCCCTTGCTTGCATATTTTGGTCAACTAAGGAACGAATATCACTTGTGTCTATTTTTAGATTTTCATAATCAAAGTAGATCTTGCTCATCTTCATTTCATTCTTAGTCAATCGGATTTCTCTACCCCCAAATTTTAAAGCACCTCTACCGCGCCTATCACCATTAGCGGAAGTAGCCTCAGGATCACGCAACCAGGTCATCATATCAATAACTTCCGGCATAGGTATCTTATGCTCACGACTAAATTCCATCATTAACATTAATCCTCTGCCAAAGAACGAAGCATCCCAATCCCAATCATAATCAAGTTCATTCTTTACCATATCATCATAATCAAACTCAGCTAGACTATTAAGATTCTCTGCAACTTCCTCATCACCACTCTCCCTACCTGAAAAATCCACCGATAACCTGTCGTTGTATAATGATGCCAACACAGTTTGGTGGATTGTAAATAATAGAGGATCCCCGATAGCCTCCTTATCTCTTTTCTGATTGTTATAAAGTTTTAACCTTAATGCCCATTCATCAATCTTGGGCTTCATAAACCACCACGAGAGTTTGTATTCAACTTTTACCTGATCAATTAATGAGGAATATTCTGTTTCATCGCGTTTCTTTAATTCCTCCTTTAATTCCTGATCTATCTCCGTTGTGGCCTCTTGTTCAATTTTTGGCATATAGTTGGTATGGCGATTTCCAACTATGATTTACTCTTTTGAGAATTAGTTTTTGAGTGACTCAACTTTTTATATTTATGAACCTCGCCCGGATAACTTTTGCCCTTTAAATAACAAATTTTAATATACTCATCAGCATTAACCCGCTTAGATCTAACCCTGCCCCCATCACGAACACATTTTAAGAAACTTTGCGGCATAGATTTAAAAATTATCCTTTCTTTGATCTCCTGTCGGCATAATCCTGTTCAAATCCCTTTTTGTTTTCTATAATTTCAATTCCCTGCATTTCAAACCCAGCGTGAGTTTTCTTTTCCTCTTCTCTTAATGACTCCATCTTAACCTTTATTTTCAATTCGTATGTTTTTCCAACTTCCCAGTTTTTAATTGCCGGTAAATCATCAGCTGTTATTGAAAAAGAAGGGAGGTATTTTTTATGCTCTGATATCTCTTCTCCAAAACTTTCCCCTTGTAATTTTTTCATAATATTATTATAACTTATTTTTTACTTAATACATAATCTATTGTTGACTCTGCCATTTTACGCAAAGCCCCTAAGATATGTTTTAATTGCTCTTGACTATATGGTGATTTATCAACCACTGTAAAAATATCTAACATATATAATATCTTTGTAATCCAATACGGTCTAATTTTAATATGTGCTGTGTAGAGTTCCTTTTTAACAATCGTAAAATACTCAAAATGATCCTGGAAATTCCTATAATAAATCTTACATTTCTTATATTCTTCCGATTTAAAAGTTCTGATGTTCATTGCCTCAATTATATGATAGATAAAAGCGGTTTGTCAAGAGGAAATACCCTTTGGAACAAATTACCCCTTTGCGTTATGGCACTTATGCTTTGGACGATGGGTATCCAAATGACAATTATTACAAAGACAGATTAAATTACTAAAATTATTGTGCTTCCAATCTCCATCAATATGGTGAATAAGTGTCCCTCGTTTACCGCATATCTGACAAGTCTGATTGTCTCTTTTAAAGACCATATCAAAAACATTATTTAATAATCTATTCTTTTTCCAACTCCTCTTTCGCTTCCCTGTTGTAATATAACCACTTATTAATTGATGAATTCTTTGGCGACTTATGCCAAAAAGTATTCCAATTGAACCATATGATAAACCTTTCGCCTTTAGCCTACCCATTTGAATTATTCTATTCATACCTCTATCTTACCTTGAACTATTGACAAGTGTCAAGCCCACAAACAGATTAATCAAAAGGATCATAATTTGTATCCTCATCTTGCTGTCTTTTCTCTGGTGGAGGGATAAAAACGGGCTCTTGAATTAGAATACGACCAACGTTTTCAATGGCGTGATCATCCTTATCAATCGTCTTTTCTTTCTGCCCCTTTTTCTCTGCAATCTTTCCGGTCCAATCATCCCAACTGTAATGTTCAAACTCAAAGATATGCCTAACACAGATATCAAAAATATAAAATTCCGGTGCTTTAATAAATTCCTCACTCCCGCCTAATTGTTGAAAACTTAAAGCATCCTCAATTCTTCTATCTGATTGCGTTCTCATCTTAGAAGCCTTTAAATAATGTAATCCATATTCAACTAAAGTCCTGGCTAAACATTTTTCTGTATGTTGATCCTCTATAAACGCTGCTGGTTCAAGCAAGCGCCTGACTACCCTATATTGTTGTGCTTTATCTTTTATTCTTTGGGCCAACTCTTCCGTTCCTCCCTGGCACTTCAACCATAATTCATCAATAATATATTTTCGCCCTTTTCTATCAACAGCAAGCCAAGTGGCCATATCGTTCTCTCGCGGATGGGTATCAAGCGCTTCATACACACAATAATCTTTTAGATTAATTTCAAACGGTTTGATCACGTGGATATTTCTACTAAATGNTTTNAATCTTAACCCTACTAGATGCTGGAACTTTCCGTGAACACGCGCTTGTCTTTCGTCCTCAGAATACTCTGCAATCATTTGTAAAATATGATTGTGTTCCAAATGTCCTCTAACCCCGTGCTGTTTACAAGCATCTTCCACGTCTGCCTCAATATAACATCTCTGGCCCATTAAAGCTAAATCCTTTTCTGGTTGAGCAATAATATGATCATACATCCAAGCTGATCCCTTTAATGGAGTTGCACTAATAAATATTACTCCACCCTTACGCATACGAGCGACAGTTGCCTTAAAAATAGCTTCTGGTGGTGGCTCATCAAACCAAGCCCATCCTAATGTTGCCCCTTCAAATTCTTTTGCGTCCTGATCGTAAGTCATTATATCAAATCCCCAACCATTGTCAGTCGTCCAAATACTTTCATAATCCTTTCTACCCTTCCTTGTTTTATATCTTCCCTCCGGCAACCATTCTTTCAACGCGGGTATTAAATTCTTACCAATATTAGTTGGATCAGATGCTATTCTTCCCTGCTTTGGGTATGGCCAGTTCTTGAATAAAGGATAATTGAAATATTGATTTTCGCTCTCAAAACAAATATGGGCAATGATATTAGCACCCGCTGCTGTTTTACCAACACCATTAGCCGCAGAAAACAAAACAACAAAGTGTTCACCTTCACCAACCTTTTTAATAAACTGCTCACACTTTCCATTGGGTTCGTAAAAATGATACTTCCGGCATTCTAATCTGTATGCTTCTTCTTCTTTAAATCCACGCAAAACACTAAGCGGTTCTTCCTCGCCTATTAATTCCCTAACCTCTCGTTCAATATTCTTTTTACCCATTATATTATCATCCCTTTTTATTATATTTCTTCCTCCCTTCCATAACTTGATCAGTTATGTCCTCCAATTCCTTTAATTTCTTTTGAGTTATTACTTTTCCAGATATTCTACACAACAAACAAGACAATGTATTTATAATAATCCCCCTCAATTCTTCATCTTTTCTTTTTGAAGAGAGAAATTCTTTCAACTTCATAATTTATCTTTTTATTTATATTAACCCCATTCTTCTTAATCGCTTCATTGTATTTATAAATACTTCTTCAGAATATCTGCATTCAAATATCATAATATTGATACAGTAAGACAGAAAAGAATAAGTTAAATGGTNTCTTGGCATAATTAAAATATTATCTTTTTAATAGAAANTCCTTTAATANTTTAATCTTGGCGGCCAGTTCGGCATTACTCATATCTTCATATTTTCTCTTGATTACTTCAATCTGGTCCGGTGCGTATTTGCCACCAAGTTTATAAGCCATATCTAAAGCATCCCTCCTACTTCTGTTATCTGGTGCCTGGAAGAATGCCATTGATCCAGTATAATCATCGCGCTTAACATAAATCAATTTACACCCCGGCACGCTCTCAACGATTGCCTTGATTGTTTTATTATCTAAGAACCTCCTACGCTTAC